GTATGGAAGCTACTAGAAAAGAAGTCCAAGATGCTGTTGATGAAATCATTATGGAAGCATTTTAATAACCCAAAATTATATTATATGAAAAAGTTTTTATCCTCCCTCCTATTTTTAATACCCCTTTTAACATTTTCTCAAGATTGTACTGAATTACAAGTTACCATGTTTGATTCCTATGGTGATGGCTGGAATGGAAATGTATTAACTGTAGGAAATGAGTCAGTAACATTATTATCAGGTGCTGAAGGTATTGATACAATATGTGTTAATTTAGATGAATGTAACACTATTACAGTTGGTGGCGGTTCATGGCAATCAGAAGTTTCATGGATTATTGAAGATATAATTGGTGGTATAGCCCCCTTTGATAGTACATTAGGTGATTGTGGTTCATTAAGTGGGTGTATGGATTCTTTAGCTCTTAATTGTTGGGCCAATAGATATAGTCTTTCTCAGGGTTCTTCTGTAAGTTGTTCAGCAGTGGCTGAATCATATTATACAGTGTATCACATTTCTCTTGTAAAGACAACGCTTCTTTTGAAGAAACTGCTGCCTCTTGTTTTACTGATTGGACCGCATCAAGCTCATCAGCATCCATTGCTGTGAACCCAAAGTCAAAGTCCATGGTTGGTTTTACTGCCATTAGAAAAAATCCTCCAACGTTGCTTGCCCTTTTTCCATCTTCCATTGTATAGCACCACAAACAGTTCTCATTGGTTCAAGGAATGACTTCTCATACTGAGTATCAAAGTCAATGTATCGTTCCATGTTAAACTTTTCTGGGAGACCTGTTGATACCGCAATCACATTCTCTCTTCCTGGATTTGGTACCTTTAGATAACAAAATTTGATCTTGTCACCATCATATATAGGATTGTATATATTACCAAGACCATGATGCTCGAGTAGATAATTGTATACAAGGGCGCCTCGTACGTGTATTGGTGTTCCTTTATTATAAAGGGTTACACTATTTTTATATTTATCTATTCCACGAACACCTCTAGGAAAAGCAATATCCTCAAATGGCTTAGACTTGAACTCTTTTCTAAAGTCTTCAACAAACTCTACAAGAGCACTCTCGTCTTGTGTCATAATTAACTGCATTGCAGCTTTCATCTTATCTCTACAGATCTGTGGTACAGAAGACCTTTGAGTCTCCATGCCTTGGATCTTCATGTATGGTTTCTTAAACCTAACACCTTCCATATCATGAACATGCAATGCATATCTTTTCTTAGCAGTCCATATACCTTTATCAGCAAGAGCTTCTCTCTTCATGAACATCTTCTGTTCATATGCATTTGTAAGGTCAGCTAGTTGTTGATAACACTTATCAATGAATGGTTCAAAGACTTGTTCAGCAACCTTATCCATCCAATCAATGATCTCTGATTGTTTTGGATCCTTGCCTTCAAATACTTTCTCTACCATCTTATCAAGAGTCAAGTACATAGAGTCAGTATCACAAGCAATCACATAGTCTATATTATCTGTCTTTAGTGTCTTGTTTAGATACTCATTGATATGCTTCTGCATCCAACGAATAGACAACTGACCAGATAGAGTTATCGACTCTGCATATCTTACATCAAACCATCTAAAGTAGTTGTTACCCAAAGCACCATAAGCACTGTTAAGCTGAATCTTCTTAGCCATCTGCATGTTGTGAGCTTTAGCAATCTCTGCAGAATAGTCCTCACCAGTATCTTCTTGCTTCTGCTTATACTCGTTCATCTTATTCTTGAATACAACTCGGTCAGAATACATCTTATCCATAAGAGTAGCCAAGAAACTTCTTTTATCTTTTGAATACATTGCACCAGAACCAGTACAAGATAGATTATGTTCTTCAAGATAATGTCTATGATTGTCTAATTGACCATCTATAATCTCTTGTACAGAGACAGGTAGTTTAGTCTCATGGAATGTATCAGGTCCAATGTTATACTGCATGATCAGATGAGGATACAAACTATTTAAGTCAAATGAAACAATCCATTTATGCATACCAGTCTGTGGATCTTTAACATATGCACCATCAACTCTTCGTTCTTTATCTCTAACATCTAGTTGAGGAATAACAATCTTCTTACGCCACAAATGATTATGGATAATGATATCCCACATACGAACAGATGTGTATGCATCAACATAGTTAACCTTACCATCGTATGCGATAGCATATACTAGTTCAAGCAATCCAAGTTTATTTTCTAGCTTGTCAACAAGTTCAACATCTTTGATATTATAGTCAATAAACTTCTGATAGTTGTTCTTATACAAACCAAGTAAGCCATCATACTCACTGTAATCTAACTTCTTCTCACCAAGCTCAACAGAAGCAATGTTATCCAATCTATATGACTCTTGTTGTACATATGTAAACTTACGATACATAACCAAGTAGTCAAGAATAGTAACACCAATGATATCAGGTCTTACAGCTTCTGTACCATCAGTTCTACTTACAACAAATCTTCTATCGTTTATGATACCAAAAGGACTCATCTCTTGTGCATCATCAAACCCAAGTATGTTTGTAATCCTGTTAACCATATACGGAACGTCAAACATCTCTACGTTCCATCCAGTTACAACATCAGGATCCAAAGCCTTCCAAATGTCTATAAACTTTCTAAGTAGATGAGCTTCAGTCTCACACTTTACATATACAACATTCTCATTATTGTTTTCATACTCACCACAACCAAGCACATATATCTTATCATCATTGATCATCTTCATAGTGACAGCAGTCACAGGTTTAGTTGCCTCCTCAATAGAAGGAAACCCTTCATCAGCCGCAACCTCAATATCAATGTTAAGAGCTTTGATTAGACTAACATCATAGTCTATTTGCTCACCTTCCCAAGCATCGTTGAGATAGGTGTATAGATCGTTTGTTAATCCATATAAGTTGAAACCAGAGACCTTGTTGTAGCTCTTATAGAACTCTCTCTTCTCATGTATGTTGGGAAAGTCCATTCTCTCAACAGGTTTACCTTTGATGGTCTTCCATCCGGTGTTACCGTTTTTAGATTCAACGAACATATATGGTTTATACCGTATGGTGTCAATGAACCTTTGTCCATTGTCGTAGCCCACAACGAGTATTTTAGACTTGTAAAGCCAAGCGCCAGTATAGAATTTCATCTTAGTAGTATCTCTCATTTACTGATAAAAGTCAACACATATATTTATCAGCCCATAACAAAAAAGGGGGCTTGGAGCCCCCTACTTTACATACACAAATCTTGATACTTTGTTGTGTATTTTCGATGCTTGGCTAGATCGCCATGCTGTGGTATTAGTTTATTGAGTAATCTTTTTATCATAGTTCTCGTTCCAGTACATTTTCATTCTTCGTCTTGCTTCTGCTTCTCTAGCAATAGCAATAGAGTTACAGAATGCAATAAACCATTTGCCTAATGACATTAGCTTTCCTATCTATATCTTGTTAATGGATATAAATATTTAGTATGGAAACTCTTGGCTTACCTATACCTTTTTTAGATAGCTGTCATACCGACGAATCAACTAAACCACCAACTACTGGTGGCGCATACAATAATCCAAACCTATCATAGATCTGTACTATAGTATCCTTTTCACCTATTATCTTTCCAGTTTCAGTTTCTATAACATCCGTGTAGATGTGATTTGTTCCTGTCTCAGTTTGCTCTTGGTGAGAGTAACCTGTTTCCAGTTTAGGATGTATAGCTCCAATTGGTTGCACAGCATCAAGAGAAATATCACTCATGCGTCAGCAACTGCTTCCATTCTTGCTATCAGACGATCAGCTCGCTTGGTTACTTGTTCGTACCATTTAGAGTCTTTCATTTGAACAGCAGCTTCTTCCCAGTCATGAGCAGCAACAGCTGATCTTAATTTTACAAATTTACTGAGTCTTGTAGCACCCATATTGAACATCATGTTAGCTAGAATCTGTTGTACTTCTTCTGGTAACTCAAAATATCCTGGAAAGATACCTTCAGCTTCTCTGATAATAACTTTCAAGTCTTCTTCAAAAACTTCAAACACTCTTTCAGGAGCTACAGCTGTTCCAACTGAATATTTGTGCTCAGGATCACTCTCAGTTATTAAATGTCCTATACCAAACGTAGGAAGACCAAGATGATCCAAATAGACAGCATCTACTCTGCCTTCATCTTCTTCCAGTGTTGTTCTTAGTTTAACCATATCTACCATTGTTTTTTCCTTATGTTAGGGGCAGAAGTTTATCTGCCCCTATTTATAAGCTACTCAGTCAGAAGTTCTTTCTCCTTAGGACTCTGTTCTTTCAATCCTAATTCTATCTTTCTTGGCTTCATAGCTTCTGGTACTTTTCTTTCAAACTTCAGAACAAGGATTCCATTTACGAGATCACCTTCAACGACTTCAACATAGTCTGCCAACGTGAATGCTCTTTGGAACTTTCTGGTTCCAATCCCTTTATGAACAAAGGTTTCCTTCTCTTCGGTTTCTTTCTTTTCACCTCGTACAGTGATGACGTTTTGCTTAACTTCAACATCTATCTCCTCTTTGGAAAAACCTGCTACTGCAAGTTCTATTGAAAATGTTTCATCACCAGTGTTGATGATGTTGTATGGAGGATAAGTGGATTCTAGTTGATGGTTTCTATTCACTGCATCTAGTTGATGGAATAGTCTATCAAATCCAACACTGTGTTTGAAAAAAGGATCGTTAAAATCAAAAGAAAATAATTGCCTGTTTACCATAGTTGAACTCCTTTCAAGCAAGTTCTATGTTGTGCGACCCAACATGGCATCGCATCTATAATATAGGGCTTTTGCGCTACAAAGTCAACGCTTTTTCCCTATGTTATATTTAGGTACTAACTCCCATTGATCCTTGTCCTTAAATGGAATTATTTTTGTTTGGTTCAATGGAGCTACTGGATCCGCAGTTTGATCTGGGTTGCGTAGTTCAACAAGGCCCCACTCACTCAAAAGATTTGCAATCGTGTTACGTCTTGCTACATCTTCATCTGTAAAGTTTGTTGGTTTACCATCCAATGCAAATAGTTCTTTGAAATGTACAATATAGTACTTTTGCTGTTTATGGAGAATATGGCAACTTTGATAAAGTGCTCTATTCTTACGAGATGCTACACCAATCCTTGTTAAGGTCTCTTTTACTTTTAAAAAGTCTTCATCCTGGGTGAGAGCCACCTCGACCATAGAATCAATTGATCCTACGCTCATCTGTTGTTCCTCTTATTATCTTGTTTCTGATGTTTGAAAGTTGATCAGAGGAGAGTACCTTGAGAGCTTGTTCAGCTTTCTTGTTGCTATAACCATAATATAACTTCACCATCTCTAAGTCTTCTCGCTGATCATTCTTTACCCATTTAGCAAACCGCTTCTTGGATCTAACAGTATTTAGAAGAAATTCATATTGGAGAAGTTTATCTGCCTCACCATACATATTCATTTGATTAGCAGCAAATAAGGTGTCAGGGAAGTAAGATAATGCTTTATTTGCAAAATATGGTATGTATCCAGCCTCAGCAAGCTCATCATTATCAGTACCACGCATAATGTTCTTCTTCTTGTGGTTTATATCATTAACATAATCAAATGGATTAGACATTATCCTGGTTCCTCTGAAAGTAGTTCTCTTTTGTTTGGCTTTCCATCCCATTCTGCATGGTCAGGCAGTGGATCTTTCTTTTCTGTGATCTGTGGCCAGATTTCACTATATTTTGTATTGATGTTCATCCAATACTCTAACTCAGTTCCTTCAAGATTACTATCTGGTACTATGGCATCTACTGGACATTCTGGTTCACAAACACCACAATCAATACATTCATCTGGATTGATTACAAGAAAGTTTTCTCCTTCATAAAAGCAATCAACTGGACAGACTTCTACACAATCTGTATGTTTACATTTTATGCAGTTTTCGTTTACTAAGTATGTCATACATTATCTACTCCGTGAGCTAGCCTCCACATGAGTCTATCCGACATTCTATCATATGTCCATCTTTTATGCAATGTGATATCTTGATCCGACAACACGAGGTCGCCATCATCCCAATAATGATGATACATATACTTGTCTTTAAGTATGTGTTCTTTAAGATACTCTTTTTCTGACTCAAAGTCAACTCCTGTTATAGATTCATAACCAAGTTGAAATTCAAATACTTGATGGAATGGGAAGAACAAACCTTTTCTTCCATACTTTTCTTGTACCAGTGGCCATGTCACATCATGGTTTATATGATCAACGAAACTAGCATCGTCACTATAATTGCCCCTCTTATGACCGCAAATAACTTCCAATTTCTCATAATAATCTTTCTTCTCTTGTGGCAGATCATCATATGCGTCTGCCATGTTTAACCAACTAGTCTTACTACCTTTGCTACCATAAACAGAGTAGAGCGTGACATATGAGTGTCTCTGGTGGTTAGACGCCTTGTT